GCAGCACCTTTCAACGCACCAAGAAGTTTATTCTGTGGTTCTGCTTTTGGTTTTGTCTCTGGGACTTTACCACCAAACTGAGTATATCTTGCTCTTTCTGCAGGTGAAAACTCTGTGGGAGTAAACTTACCAGTTGCAGTGTTTAGTTTACCTTGTACTCCATTCTTAAGTGCAAGAACAATAGAAGATTTGGCAGGTCCACTGGGTCCACCAGAACGTAATCCTGTGCCTGCTCTTTGAGTTGTGCTCCCTAATGGTCGTCCACCTTGACCAGTTGTTTGAGCAACTGGACTTCCCTCATCAGGAGTGTTCATCTGGGATGCACCAGCACCCTTATAGTTAAAGTGTCCTCCGTGTGATCCAGGATAATCGTTTACAACCCAACCATACTTTTGACCATTTGCTCTCATCCATGTCTGAGAAGTTCCATGAATATCAAGAGCATTACCAAACAGGTGATTAGAATTAGAAACACCACCTACATGTGCGTTATATGATTTGCTTCTCTGACTACTAGCAATGTCAGAACCTTTAACTGCACCACCAGAAGCAGCGATCATTTTTCCAAATGCTTCAGCACCACCCTTTGAAAATACTCCTGGTCTACCTTTATAGTCAACTACACCATCAAGACCATATCCACTTCCAGTATTTGGGTGACTAACTGATATTACAGGGAACCCACCACCACCTGGTTGTCTCTCCTCATCACCACTAACCATACCTCCACTACTGAAGGCAGGAAGAACAAATCCACCACCAGAGGCAGCTTGCACCTCTGCCATCTTCGGTTTGTTAGCACCTGAACCACCAAATAATTTGTTGAGACCTAAGAAATGATCTGCACCAACTGCATCAACAGTCTCTCTATTAACAACAATTTCACCTGGTCTGACAGCAATCATCTGAGAGTCTGGACCTGCTCCTGTTATCTTCTCTCCAGTGGCAGAACTAATATTATCAAAATAGTCTGGACCCATCGCAGTTGCTGTCTTCTTATTGACAACAAAGTCTCCTGGTCTTGCAGAGATTAATTGTGTATCAACACCAGCACCTTTAATGTCCTGACCACTTTGTCCAGTAATATCTCTTGCAGGGTCTTTGCCAAAGTTCATGAACTTGTCAAGACCAAAGGCACCCATCTTAGCAAGAGGATGCGCCATTAAGGTATCAGTGATACCCTTTTCATCCATGAATCCTTTCAGATTACCAAATGCCTCTTTGCCTTTCTCAAATCCAAAGGCACCCATCTTAGCAAGAGGATGCGCCATTAAGGTATCAGTGATACCCTTTTCATCCATGAATCCTTTTAGATCACCAAATGCACCACCAGCAAAGTCTAATGCTGCATTACCAAGACCCTTCTCTTTAATAGATGAACCAGCAGACTTGGCACCCTTGACTGCCATTCCCGTGGGGGTCATTCCAAAGAGTTTTGATATTAAACTTTCTTTCTCTCCTTTATCTTGTTTAACATTCTTAAAGTCTACTCCACCACCTTCTGCATATGAGGGAACTATCCCACCATACATCATTGATGGAGCATTTATCTGATCTCTCAGATCTAACGCCTGCTGTTGCCTCTTTGTTGGATTATTCGGATCGTATTTTTCACCAGCAACTCTTGTTTCTGTTTCTGCACCAGGACCAAGAGCACCACCAGAACCAGCATCATCTTTCTTGTTCATGGCGCCAGCAATGGCGGCACCACCCACTATCGCAGTTATTGCCGCAGCAGCAGGGTGTCGTCTTGCAAAACCAAGTGCAAACTTAGCAGCTGCTGCACCTAATCTTAGAGCACCTTTTAGTAGAACTGCAGACAGTCTAACAGCAAATCTACCAATTCCTGTGCCAAATAACAGGAACGCTGCTAAAAGTTTAGGTCCATGATCTACTAAAAACCTAACAACTGAGTCAACTTTCTTTGCATTTTTTGGATCACCAAACCAACCAATGAATTTTACTAGGAATCTTCCAACAATTACTGTAAGGAAAAAATCAAGAATTCTATCAAGAATACCTTTAACAGGTTTAATAATTTTTTCTGCGGCACTTGATAAACCCTTAAATCTTTTCTCAAGATTACTTTCTTTTAGTTTTCTTTGATCTGCCTCTGCCTTCTTTCGATCATATGATGCTTTCTTTTTCTTTAGACCATACTGATCTTTCAGAATATCAGCAATGTTACTGACACTCTTTGCAATTCCTTCAAGTAATTTCTGATCTTTATCTGTTTTCTTTCTTGTTCTTGCTTTTTTCTTTTTACCACCTTCCTCTTCATCATCAACCTCATCAGGTTTCTGATATGGAATGATTGATGTCTTTGGTTCTATGTCTGGTGGTAATGCTTTTTGACCTACACTAGTAGTGGTTGCAGTTCCTTTCTTAAAACCATCTGCAGATATCTTTGTCTTCTTTGCTTGTGGTTTTCTCTTTCCCTTTCTGATCTTTATAACTTCTTGTCTGAGGGCAGCACTTCTTGCATCACCCTTACCTTTTGTTTTAAATTCTATGGTGGCAATTGCCTCCATCAAAGCACTAAGATAATCCTCCTCTTCGGAGAGATTATCTAGGTCTACACCCATCTCTAAGAGTATTTCTATTGGATCGGTAGTAGTCCTAGATGCCATGCGCTTGTTGATGCTTTAACTTCTCTTCTTCAAGATGTTGTTGTAGTAGTGCCACATAGATGTCCCGTTCCCACGGAAGCATATTTTCAATCTCTGTTAGTGAATATTTATGGTACTGCATCAACGAAAAATTAAGACGGTAGTAACCCTCTAGACTCATATGGATGAGGGCTACGCGAAAAAACTTGATAATCCCTCAAGTACAACTTCACTCTTGACTTTAGTATTAGGATTAGTAACAGAAATAGTATGAGAAAGTTTTGGCATTGTCTCAAAGAATGCCTCAATACCCTTGAACTGTGATGAGTTCATAGACTCAAGGAATTCAGTCACTTCTTTCTTAGTACAATCTGCTGCTGCCCATACTTCTTCTTCAGTACAAATAGATTCAATACAAGATGCAATCAGTTCAAATGATTGATCCATGGCGTTTTGATCTTTGAAATCAAAGTTGCTCTTGATAAACTGATCCAGAGAAGGATACTTCATCACCATGGTAATGGTATCATCAACCTGGACTTGATTGGTATGATCATCATTCTTCTTCACTTTGATCTCATCAAGATCAATCGTCACAGGGACTTGAGTCTCTTCATCATCTGGACAGATGATATTAACTTCAACAGTCTCTCCAACAGACTTACCACGAATGTTGAGGAACAGATACTCAATATCAAACGTGGGAAGTGTTTCTACTTTAATTCCTTTTGTAAGGATGCAGTTCTTAATGACCGACTTAATTGCATTGGTGATTTGTTTTGTATCTTCACTCTCCAATGCAATAACAAGAACCTTCTCTTCTTTTACAAGAAAAGGTCTGTATTTGATTTCTTGTCCTGTCGATGGCAACTCAAGCTCATAAGTTGGTGCAACAATTTTTGGTAATGGCATAATGACCTATAGATTTTTTTCAGTGTGATTATTTATTATGGTTTTCAGAATTAAACAAAATGTCTCATGCGAAACGTTGAGCCAGCAAACTATTTTGAAAGTTTAAACTGAGAGCATCAGTTGTTTTGTTGTTAGTATTGTTGGGATCATCAGCAGTTGTTTCAGTATTATTTGAAACATCTCCTATACCATCAGTTATATAGTATCTGATGTATGACATCGATACTGTGCATTTTAAAAGTGAAGATGCATCATAAGATACTGGCATAGATGCAACTGCTATTGGAAATGCATTTACAAAATTATATGTAATTCCATTACCAGTTGGGTTCACAACACCATTATTTCCTTTAAATGATCCATCAAAATCTCTCTCAAACTTTATAACTTTGAGACCCTGTTGCAAAATATAATCATCAGGATAATTCATTCTATAATAATGAGATGCAGAACCTAGAGGTGCATCCGTTGGATTATTTACACTACGTTCACTTCCTCCAGTAATATATTCTTTCCAGTATTCAAATGCTCTAATTGGAAGATAATTTTGAGCATCAACATAGAATGTTAAATCAATTCTATCATCGAACATTCTTCTATGCACATGCCTCTCAGTTACACCAGTATGATCACTGGTAAGTTCTAAAGTTGCTAAAGAAGAACCTGGGAGAGATGCTTCAGAACATGCAAGATTTAATCCACCACTGAGAACTCCACCCTGAGGATCTGCAATAACTTTAGTCCTTGCTTTAATATAATTTCTAACTGCTTCAGGAAAGTCAATCTGCATGTAGAACTGCGAGGTCATCGCAGGTCTCAGTATTGTTGCTCTTATATCACTTAGTGATTTTCTGTTAGGCATTTATAAATAGTTTTTACCTTATATACTATGTATGGGAGAAAGTATAAAAAGTAAATACAAACCTTCCTTCCCGAAGAAATATAAAGGAAACGCAGAGAATATTATCTGTCGTAGCAGTTGGGAAAGAAAGTTTTGTCGTTACTGTGATCTAAATGAGAACATTCTTGAGTGGGGAAGTGAGGAGTTTTGGATTCC